TCAGGTTTACCGCCGTTACCGTCGTTTGGTTTGGGCGGTTCTATCTTTTCTAGTAAATCTTTAAACTTTAGATTTTCATCAGTTATGCCTAAGCGTTCTTTTATGTCGCGCTCTACATCTTTACGAACTTCAGCCGTCGCTTTGTTGTAAATCTTGTTAGATAGCTTAGTCGTGTCAGGCTCTTTAGTAAGAGACTTGACGCGCTCGGCATCTTTTGAAAGTAAAGTTTCTAAAATATTGTCATTAAGGGCGGTGAAGTCTAAACCGTCGCCTTTCTCAGCTTTTTTATAAATGAGCGCTGCAACCTCATTCTCAGAAATACCGTTAACTTTTGCTAGGTATTTAAGCACAATTTCCTTTAGCATTACAAATGTATTTAATATGATTGAATAATAAAAGCTTTTACGCTTCTTTTTCTAATTTAGCTTCGATCTTACCAAGCTGACTAACGATGTGAGGCGTAGACTTTATTTCATTTGCTTGCGTGTAAAGCTCTTTAGCCTTAGCAAATTCTTTGTCTTTAACCGCCGCTTTAGCGTCTTCTAGTAGCTTCAGGTAATTACTGTTAGCCACTTCGTCAGGGGCTTTGTCGCCGCTGGTGTCGCCCGCTTCTATTACGGTATACATGCCGCTTTTACCGTTAGCCTTGATAGCGTCCCAATCTTCGTTAGTTATCACGTGGTCTAGCCCCGTGTGTTTACTTCTTACTTTCATTTTATAAAAATTTTGCATACAGTTAATTAAATTATTTCTCTAACGCTTTTTCTACTTCAGCTAACTTAGCGGCTATCGTTTTGTTAGTTAGGATAGCGCCCGCCGTTTCGTAGTGTTCACGCGCTAGCACGTTGTCACCCGCTGCTACGGCTTCGTCACCCGCTGCTACCAAGTTTTTAAACTCAGTCTTTTGCGCGGGTGTCAAGTCCTTAGCCGCCTTAGCTGGTGTAGCTGGTGGCGGTGGCGTGTCGCCCGCTTTGCTGTTTTCAATTTTTCCCGTTACGGGGGTTCCCGTATCGGCTGGTGGTGGTGGGTCGCCGTTCCACGGTTTGCCCGTTTCAGGGTCTAGGTGCTCGCCCGCTTCTAGTATCGCTGTCTTAACCGCTGATATCTTATCAGCTACGCCAGCGCCTAAACTTTGCGCGGTTTGGTACTTCGCTAAAGCTTTGTCTAGCTTACCGTCTTTTAAAAAGCCGTCGCCTTGAGCTATCAGCGCGTTAGTACGTTGCGTTACTGTTAGATCGTTTTCGGCGTTCTTTGTATCTTCAGTAATCTTAATTTTTTTACCCGCTACCGCGTCGTCATACTGAGACTTAGAAATAGCTACAAAGCCGTTACGCTGGTTACCCATTTCGCGCCAGTCGCCCGCTTCAAATACGGCTAGTTGTCCGTTTTTCTTAGCCGCGTAAATTGGTTTTAAATCCTTACTCATAATTAGTTACTTTTTTTATGTTTAGTTAAATTATTTTGCATATCGTTATAAATAACTTTAGCGCTGTCTATATTAAATTCGTCTTCAGTTAATTCTACGCTAGCCATAAACATACGTAGCGCGTCTTTTATCGTTATCGTGTGTAACGTTTCACGTACGCCCCTTACATAACCAAACATAATCAAGTTTAATGCGCTATATCTAAATATTGCGGGTACTTGCTTCATCGCTTTACTCATTCTACTCATTACGAATTTATTTTAATTAGGCTGCTAAACCTGTTAAGCCTCTTTTTTGGTAATCCAAGTAAACCACCTTAGTAGTATACTTAGTCCAATGTCTACACCGATACCGCCCCCGTTCAATAAGAGGCTTGTACGCGTCCTTAGTTTTTTGGTCTATTAAATCTACGTCGTTTCTCCACGTCTTAGCGTCGCTTATCTTAAAAGCCCGCCCCGCTCTTTTTTCGCAAAACTTACGCGACGTATCAATAAGACTGCCGCCGTATATAAAATATTCTAGCCCTAAGTTAGTAGCTATCTGCTTATTATTAGCCGCGTCAATATTATTAAATTGATCGTACGCGAATTGATCGAAATACCGCTGTAGGCTACCCTTTGTAGCTTTTCCTTTTACACGCTTGTTACCTATTACTAGGTTTCTAAATCCTAACTGAAAATCTAAAAAAGAAGTGTCTGAATTAATTAAACTGTTAAGTACATATTGCTTCAGTTCGTTTCTTACTTGCGCGGTTTCGCCTAGACGAAATAGATAGCCTGTTTTTCTTAGCCGTCCCTTTGGTGTTACGCCTAGCGTGGCTTCTATGTTTACTTTATTCTTTATTACGCCGTTCACCACGGACTTTTTAAAGCCTAGCCCCCTGTAATACTGCGCGTCCAATTTAGACCCGTCTATAAGCCCTTGCGCGAAGACGCTGAGTACGTCAGCGTTTAGCGTCTTGGTCAGGTTATTAAAAATGTTATCTATACTGTTTACTAGCCTTTGGTTTTTCGCGCTGTTAGTTACTACCCCGTCTTTTACATCGAAGAGCGGCAAGTACTCCACAGCTATAAGCTCCATTAGCTGACGCTGGTACGACGCCACGCCGCCGCGCATTTTTTTCTCGGCGGCTAGCAGCGTCTTTATCTTCTTATCAAATATTTCGTCAGGTGTCACTTTATGCTTTTATGATACCGTTTAAAATTTCTTTTTCTAGGCTGTCTTTTTCAAGCTCCACCGCCGCCCAAAGTTTAGCAGCGTCCATTCTAGCGCTATCGGCTCTTATCTTTTCAGCGCGTACCAAAGTACGGGCGTCGTCTTGACCTTGCCAGTCTTTTTCGGTGTACTTATGTGGCTCTTTAGCTGCTAGCTTTTTTACTTGTGCTGTAGTCATAACTATATTAAGTTTAGCGAGTCGTCAGGTGTGGGCGTCTCGTTTTTAATTTGATCTATTATACTGTCTACCTCTATGTCTATTTCAGCTATTTGCTCTGAGCGCTTGAGGTTGTAAAAATCACCGCGCTTATTTTCAACTTTAGCAAAACGTAGTTCTATGTTATCCAAGATAGCGCCACTATTAGCGTAAAGTACTTTAGCTTTCAGCGGCACTAAATTACTACCTAGTAAATAGTTTATTTCGTCTTCAGATTTACCGCTAAACGGGTTGTAAAATTCCATTAGCTTGTAACGCATTAACTCAGTTTGGTTTTCGCTGTACATTATCGCGGCTATGTCATCTTTAATATGTCGCTTTAAATGTGGGTCGCCTATTTCGTCTACTACTTTAAGATCAGCTATAAGCCCGTCTAGCGTTTTAAACTTAAAATCTTTACCAAAGGAATGCCTGTATATTAAATCAGTTTGACGGTCAGCCAGCTTAGACATTAACTTAATGCCGTACGTCCATGTACGCGAATAGTGAATAGAAAAGCTATACAAAGTATCGTAAACGTTTTGCATATCCAAGTTACGCCCGTGTGCTGTCTCGGCTACTTGCTTAGGGCTGAAAGTGTCGCTATTGAATAGCATACGCTTAGCCTTTTCTGTTAGCTTTTCTATGTACTCTTCTTGCCACTTGATTATATTGACTTCAGGGTACAGATACTTTGCTACGTCGCCTAGCGGTAGCATCTCTTCACGGCTATTAGGTAGCGGCAACTCTATGGCGTCTTGCGCTGAAGGTGCTGTAGCTCGCATACCTGTACCGCCGCAAGTATTACACTTACTACCGTTTTCGTATTCGCCTTTATAACATTTAATATCTTGGCACTTTACATTGTACCGTATCAATTGAGGGAACGCCAAAAGCGCCGCTACTAAATCTAATTCTGAGTTTGTTTTTACCGTCTTGAGTAGGTACGGCTCTACGCTATGTAGCGGGTTTACGTAAGTCTCACCGTTGGTAGCTAGGTCATAATTCCAGCCCACGCGCATAGCTGGTACGGCGTCGCAATTGTGGGGTGTATACGCGACGTATTCAAACGTTCTACCCTTCAGGCGTATAAATACCCGCTTGCCTACTTTCGTTAGCCTGTCATCTTTTAAAACCGCTTGCCCTAATTCGTAGTTAGGCACTTGCGTTAGGGTGTGGGTTTGGTTTTTATCGTATAAGGTAAAGCGGCTACCGCTGGTTAGTCCCGTCGTAGGGTCTTTTATTATTTCGCCGCCTTCGTCAGCTATGATAGTTTCTACTTTTTCTTTTCTGAAGGTCGTAGCTTGCTTTACTATTAAGTACTGTAGTATTTTGTTTTTCTCTTTGTAATCTACAGCCATATCGCTATAAATCTCAAATGGGCGCGGGGCTATTAGCTCTACTTCGTTATCGAAGGCGTCCCACTCTAAACCTAAGAAAGCGTTAGGGTCTGTAGCGCCTAAGTCTATAAGGCGGGTAGCTAGGTAATCATCAAAACTAAAAGAGCCGTTAAACTTATCTAATAGGGCTTCAAATTCTTTTATTTTTTTGCCGCCGTCGTCGTCTTTGTACATCAGCGTACGGCGGGCGGCGTTTGACCGTGGCACTTTGTAAAAGCTAGCTAATAAGTTAGCACTAACCGCCGTTACAATATGCTGAGTCAGTCGTACGCGTTGCTCAAATAGCTGTTTATTTTCACGCCGTACAAAGCGCCTTAGCAATTTGTCTAGGCCTTCGCCTGTTACTAGCTGGTTATATAGCTTAGCTTTAGTTACTGTACGCCCGTAATGCTTGTGTTTTAAGTCAAATTTAGCGACTTCAAAAAATCTCAATAGTGTTTTCTCGGCTGTCATAGAACAAATATATAATTATTTTCTAATTTATCTAAAATTTCGCTCATATAGCGGCTTGAATATTTCACATACGAAATAATCAAAACTATCGGAAGTGTGGCCGTAAAGCTCATAGGTCGCGCCCGTTTCGGGGTCGCGCTTTTTCTTTTTCTCTTTTTTGCCGTTCTTATCTTCTTTGACTTGCTCAAAGTCCGTAATACTATGCTTGCACCGTGGGTGTATATAAAAATGAATATTGTACAGCGCTTCAAATATGTTATTGGTAAAATCGCGACGCTTCAGTATAGATGGGTGCTTGTAGGGAACGCGGCAAGATTTATTATTTAGAAACTCTTTAAAAACCCTATCTACTATTTTATAGTCGTGTTCGTTTGTTCGCGTGTCGCGCTTACGCCCTGAAGGGTCGCCGTAGTAGAAAATACCTACACACTCTTTACCGTAACGCTTAATTATTTCTAGGCATAGCTTAGACGTCTTATTATTTGGATTCTCTAGGCATACTTCGTCAAACTGATTAACTATAGTTTGTTTTCCTTTAGTCCAAATTTGGTACAGCGTCGCGGTTATGTAAGGCGTTACGTTTTGATCGAAGGAAACGTGTATAGGTAAGTGTGGCTTATACGGTATGGCCTTAACGTGTTTAGTACGTTTAAAACTACTGTAAAACTCACCGCCTGACTTTACAAACGGATTACCATAAATTAATTTATTTGCTGTAGTTTCGTTATTGTTTTTTAGTATCTTATCTATGTAGCCTGCTGGTAAATTCTCTTCATTGTGATAGGTAGAAGCGACTACTACACATTTATCTTCAAACTCATTTATATAAAAATTGTCTTTATCGTATATGGCGCTTAATATTTCGCTTTGGTTGTCTGTTAATTTAAACCAGTCATTTATCCACGGCACGTTAGCGGGCGAAGTAAGAATGTATAGCGGGGTGTAAGGTTTATTTTTTACTACCTCTTCTAGTACATCTGTAGTAGTCGCTTCGCGCGTAAGTTGACCCGTACCCACGTCTATATAAATAGCCTCTTTACGTAGACGCGTTAGTATGGTTTCTTTTACGTCTATTTCTCTACTGTCTTTAGTTTCATCTAGTATAGCGTAGCTAAATTCTTTACCGTCGTGAGCCTTAGCGTTATCTAACGAACCTTTAAAAATTACGTGACCGTTCCAAAACGAAATAATGCCGTGGTACTTATCGAAATTATGATGCTTAGTATTAAAGCGTTTAGGCGGCTTTTTATTTACTACGTAGTGTACGTCTTCACGCCAGCCGAAAAGCTCAGCCCACACTTCACGTAAACGGTACAAAGTAGACGTCGTTAGTTGTTCGTGAGTGTTCGCGCCTATGAAGCCGAAAGCTGTAGGAAAATTCTCTATATAGTAGCCGCTTATAACGCCGCCTAAGTGAGTCTTACCACTACCTACGCCCGCTAAGAATAAGTTAACGTCTTGCGTACTAGTGGCTATGTATTCTTGTGGTCTACTCAGTTTCATCTTCAGGGCTTTCTAAACATATCCAGCAAATACTAACGTAAGCGCTAGCGTATTTAATTGTCATGTACGTACCGTCTTCTAATAGTAACCTACTAGGCGGGTAGTCTACGCGTACTAAGTCTAAGTCTTCACCGCAAAACTCACAATAGTCAGCGTGTGGGTCAAACTCTAAATAATCTTCAGGCATCGTAATGGTTTAAGGCGGTTAAAAAATAGGCTGAAAGCTATACAGCTAACAGCCTATTAAAATATAATCCCATGAACATATTAGTATTTACGTCTCAGACGGTTTTGACGTCTTAAATATAAGCTTTAAAAATACTTCATATATAGAAGTACTAGACGCGTAAGCAAGCACTAAAGGTAGTACGTCGCTAAAGCCAAAAAGTACAAAGCCTATAATCATAACGATAGCTAAGGCTAGCACTCTATACGTTCCGCTTTCAATTTGATTTAGTAACGGTATGTAGGGGCTAAGGTAGCCGCCCACGGTTACAAGTATACCGAAAATATAAGGCGCTGAGTTTATTAGCGTTTCGGCGGTGGTGGTGTCTAGCCCATCAGTTTGGGCGTACAGTCCAGTAAAAGCCATTACTGTAAAAGCCATAGCTAAACCAGCGGGGCGAAGTACAGGCGTTATAAACCCGTAGACGCCTCTAGCTGTTACCTTCATAAGCTTAACAGGCGGCGGCTGGTGACCGTGCCACGTCCTAAAGCGCGTGACTTTTTCGCGTAGTTCGTTAATAAGGCTTAGCGCTAGCGCGTACAGCATGGAAACAAAAGATACAATTTTTGAATAACTCATTTTAGAGTATTTAAAGGTTAATTAAAATCTTATTAAGTTGTGACGGTTAAGCCCGCAATAATTCCACATGATGCCTATTTGTTCGGGCGTCACGTCAGCCGCGCAACAAACATAGCCCATAGAGTTAACGCAAAATATACGCGGGTCGTCTAATCCGTATAAAGGTAGTAATTTTTCTTTAATCTCAAAGGTGTGGGGTAGTCCGAAAAAATGTCCTGTTTCATGCGCTAACGTATTTACGTTTTCTATAGACTCGCGTGACAATACTATAAAGTCATACTTAGGCGCGAGTGTTACGTAGCAGTCTTTACAAGTAGGGAAAACATATGTATACCCTAACAGCGTGTTACGGGTGTTTCCTACGACGTACACGTATAGCGTCCCGTCTTCGCGTCCTACGTCGTCTAGCATTTTGTTAAACTTGCTGCTATTGTTTTGCGCGTCGTCTACGTTTACGTCAATTTCAGAATACCATACAAGCGGGGCGGCTTCAAATATAAAAGCACTACCGTACAAAAAATTTATATTGTTATGGCTAGCCATTAGCCAGCTTTCAACTAAAGCGGTATCTGTAGAGATTACAGGGTCTAGTACTACATACTGTATTCTTATAGTGTGCTTATCTATAGAGTCTATAGGGACTTCTAAAGCTAGCTTAGAAGACTTTTTAGGTGAAGGGGTTTTAGTGCTACACGTCGTAGCTTTATTTGAGATACACGAAAACAAAGTAACTACTGTAAATAGGTATAATATTAAATTTTTCACTCTTCTAATTTTTCGCCCGCTCGGCGGTGGTTAATAATTATTTTACTGTCTATTATATTAGTAGTGGCGCTTATCTTTTCGCCGCCGCTGGTAATATCTAATTGATCTTTGAAAGCTTCAGCGCTTTTGCCTAGCATTTCAGTAGCTTTTAATTTATCGTGTAGCTCTATAGTTACTACGTCGCCTTCAGTATCGCCTTTGCCGTACTTAATGCTAATCTTCTTTACGGCGCGGGTGTCTACCTCTTCTAAATTCTTTACGGTCACGTCGCCAAATTCATTAACCTCTATATAGTCGCCTATGTCTTGAAACGCTATAGGCTTTAGCTCGGCTATAAGTTGCGCGGCTGTTATCTCAGCTTCTACCGCTTGCACGGCTTTAAGATGTGCTACGTATTGCTTAATCCTATCATTTGCTAATAGGCGCGAAGACTGTACATATCTTGTGGCTTTAGAATATCCAGCGCGTACGCTAGCCTCAGCGGCGCTAAGACTTCTATTTACGTAAAGCTCAGCAAACTTAATTTGCATAGGCTTCATATCGTTTAGTAAGTCGTTTATTTCAGTTTCGGTAAGTAGGGCCATAGTATTAAGTGTTATACGGCAAATATATAATAAATTTTCGTTATTCATTCCATGTAAACAAGGGTGTAAACGATGTAAACAGGCTTGTTTACACCCTTGTTTACACCTTACGCCCTGACAATCAGCAAGTTAAGTCATTTGTAAACGTTGTAAACAAGAAAATCGCCTTACTTCTCTTAGCCGTTTTAAAAAAGTATACTTTTTATATAAAATACTATTTTTTATTTCTTGCTCTAAATGTTTAGTCTATTTCTTGTTTACATTGTTTACAAATAGTATAAGTAGTTGATACTCATAGTAGTTAGGTGTAAACAAGGATGTAAACAAGGATGTAAACAAGAGCGCGAATCCTTGTTTACAAACGGCTCTTTTAGTAAGATATGTTAATTATCCGATTACAAACGTTTGTAATCGGCTATCCGTTTGTAAACGGATACGCGCATATTTTACCAAGTCTAACAATCGCCAAACTACACAAACCTCACTAAACAACTATAAAACGAAAAAAGCCGCCTAACCCCCTTACGGCTAAGCGACTTTAACAAATGCAAAAATTAACGCTAATTAATTTAAAATAATACCTAAACGGTTTTTGTACTTAAACATAACCGTGTCTTTGTCTTTGTTCTTAATATTCCAAGTAGCTACACCTATAGCCCCGTTAAATATTACAGAAGTTTCTTTACCCACGTTAAGCCTAAATAGCCTGTTATCAAAATCGTTAAACTCTATGATAATTTTGGGCGATTGCTGACGTTCCCGCTCAGCGTCTACCATAACGTTAAGTACTCCATACTTTGTACTAGTGGCTAGGTGGGCGGTGGTCTTCGTTTCGTCTATGATCTTCAAGCCTTTTTCTATCGCGATAGCTTTAACCGCTTCTAAAAATTTTAAGTCTTTCATATTGATTATTTCAGTAGTTCTAAAAGTCTAAGTTTACAGCTTGCAACGTCACCACGTAGTATTATTTTTCGGGCGTCTACATTTGTCAAGTCTTGTAGTTCGTAGATACTGCTATCTACTAGTAGTATAATGTATTGGTTGGCGTCACCGTAATACATATTAGTAAACAGTTCGTAAGGTGCGTTAGCGTCGCCTAATAGGGCTATAGCGCTTTTAAGCTCTTCTATTTGCTTAGGCATATAGTCATTAGGCTTAGCCCATTTAAGGTACTCTAGCTTAGCAAGTTTTTTACGTAGTAGTGTTATTGTATAGTGGTAATCCATCTTTATGAGTTTAATATCCTAGTGCCTTAACCATTCCAGCCGCTAAATAATCTAAGTAGTGGAAAACGTCACCGTTAAGAAAATCAATTTTTACTAACGTAGTTCTTATTTGATCGTGGTAAGCCGTAGCCTTAACTACTATGTAGTCTATTAGCATTTTATAAGTTAGTCCTATGTGACCGTCTAACTGTATATCTGAGTTAATAGATATTCTTTTTTCTGTAATTAAGTTAGCTAAGTAATTTTCCATCTTTAAATTATTTTAGCGTTAATTAATATAATGTAAATATACGCATAAAGTATGCTTAGTTACAAACTCTAGGCGTACTTTAACATTTTCTTAACACACATTAATAGCTTACAAACAACAAAATTCTAAAC